CTGCTAGTGTTTACCAGCAGAATCTGGAAGCAGATACGCGGAACGCACTCTCTGGCCAACAAATTGTTGGCAAGCCAGAGGGCCAAGGTTTCTGGGGAACCCTCGGTGACACGTGGGTAGAAGAAACTTGGATTGGTTCGGCGGCGCGTTACGGCCTGATGAAGAAGGACAAGGACGCGGCTGAGTATGACTACTCGCCGTCGTTCAACCCTTACAAATACTTCGTGGACAACGCAGACAAACTGGATGTGATCAAACCTCACCTTGCAAATGGTGGCTTTGATGACGTCTACTCTGAGAAGCAGTTCATGGATCGCGTTGAGCGTCTGACGTCTGAGATCGAAGCGCAGAAGCGAATCGCAGAAGGTAGCACCGCTGGTTCAATCGCCGGTGGCCTCTTGAGTTTCGCTGATGTGTCTTCACTCATCCCCGGCATCAACGTCGCGAAGAAATTGAAGACGGCCGGTACAGTCGCCAAGATTGCTACATCGCGCCCAGTCCGCTATGCGGCCACTGGTGCCTACATGTCGGCCATTCAAGAAGCTGGTCTTCACACATTGAAAGACCTCCGCACTCTGGATGAGTCAGAACTGAACGTGGCGTTCGGTGCTGGCCTTGGTGGTCTGTTGGGTGGCGCTGTGTCCGCAGGATCACGCACCTCCCTCTTCAACCCAGCCAGTCCAAACTACGTCCTCAAAGAGGACACGAAGGTTGTGATGGGCATCAAGTCTCTCGGTCAGAAAGTGTCCGAGAGTCCAGCCTTTGAGGCTGTTGTCAAAGGTGGCAAGAACGTGTGGGACACCGTCTCCGCAGTTCCTCTACCCGGTGGTGCATCAATTGGTGCTGCCGCTGTGAAGGGTGTCGATCTCGCAAGAGCCGGTACTGAGTCTCTCGGTGGCATCATCAAGCCCGCTATCCAAGCTGTTGGTAAGGCGGGTGTGGCTGCAATCAACACCACAATCGCAAAGGCCACCCCAATCGGGCGTGGTCTCCTGTCGGCCTCTGAGAAGGTACGCAACCTGACCGCGTCTCTGTATGACGCAGGTGGCATCCTCCTCGACGGCCACAACCGTGGCTCGTACATCAAGTCTTTCGAGGACACGGCTGAGGGCTTCAAACGCTCGATGGACATGCTGAACGTCCACGCCCGCGAGGTCTACATCGGCTTGCAGATTAAGCTGGCCGAACTTCAAGGCAAGTCCACATCCGGTCTCGGTGTCGCTGCTAGTGACATCGGCGGTGATGTGCGTGCCTTGGCGCGTGACATCTTCACAAGCCCTGAGAACTCTGGTCGTCCAAAGGACACCTCGCTTAAAGGTGAGGGCCGTCTTGAGCGCTTTGAGTTTGAAGACCTGATTGAGTCCTCTATGCGTGAAGATGTGCCTCAAGAAGCCCTCGACAACCTGAAGGCCCGCTTCGGCGACAAAGGCTCTCAGTCAATTCTCGACGCCGCCAAGCGTGTTGGTGAAGCAATTCATGAGCACAACTTGAACGTCGAAAACGAACTGGTTGCCAACGGTTTGCTGCGCGAGTCTGATCGTCTTGGCCGCAACTTTGTGGCTCCTCAAATGTGGAGTGGCAAAGGTATTCGCTACCAAGAGGCCCGAGCAAAAGAGTTCTTCATGCGCCTCTTCGCAAAGGAGCCTAGTGACGAATTCTTGGAAGCCAACATCATCACTCGTGAACAGTTCAACAAGCTGGGCAAAGAGGATGTGAAGATCGGTGAGAAAGAGTACACCGCAGAAACCGGCCTCGAATACAAGAACGAAATTCTTGATGACTGGGCGGGAGAACTGCGTGACGACAAGGTGGCGCAACTTGAGTTGAACCTCCGCGTTGCTGAAGAGTCGTTCCAAGCCAAACGCAAGGAACTCATCTTGGCCGCGCGGGAACAACGCCGCACTGAGACTGACATCAAGAATGCTTCAGTCGAAGAGGCTGAGGCGGTGCTCAAGCATCGTTTGGCCGCACGTGAGAAAGCACGCACAGAGTTGGAACTCAAGCGCAAGCAGATGGAGCAATACAAAGCTGAGGTTGAAAATGCCAAAGCAGAGTATGACGCCAACAACCCTGAGCAAGCACTCAAAGACTCCATTGAAAAATTTGCAGGTAACAAACATAACTCATCGGTTAAAGAAGCCGAAGACATGTACAACCTGCTGCTCAAAGAAGGAGAGCAAGGTGATGTCAAAACTGCATGGGATCAGTTGGTACAGGCTGACAACAACAAGTGGTCTGATCAACAACTGGCATTGGATGTTGCCAAGTCTCGACGCGACTATGTGGCTCGTGTTGCTGCAAAACGTGCGGCCGCTGAACATCGGATGACCGCTGCCAAGGAGAAGCTGAACGGTATCTACCGTGACGTGAGTACCCTTGAAGGACGACTGGCGCGACTAGATGGCCCACTCGAGAAGCTGCTGAAGCTGACCGAAGAAGCCAAGGTTGCCCGTCAGAACCTACAGATGGTCAAGAAGATGCGTAACGCCGCAGTCAAAGAGATCAAGCAAGAGACTGGACAGAGCAAGCGTGAACTCAAGAAGGCCAAGAAGGAGATGCGTAAGTTCAAAGGGGAGACTCTAAGTGAACACGTGGACAACCTGATTGATACCTTGAGCAAACGTCAGTACGGCATGGCCCCACTGAACGTGATCGACGGTGCCTTCATGGAGTCTGGTCGCACACGTCTGCGTTTCATCAAGATGAACAACGAGCAGATTCGTGAGGCGAAGTCTTTGGGTCTCCTACGTGGTGACTTGATGGGCGGTCTGTCAGAAGGTGCTACCGACATTGGTCGTCAGCTTGCAATGCGTCAGGTGTTCGGCCACTACGGCTCCAACAACGACGACATTGTCAAAGCGATTGTCAAAGAGGTGGATGGTGACTACAAGCGAATGATTTCCAAGGCGAAGGCCGAGGGAAAGACCGGCTTGGTGAAACGTCTCGAGCGCGAACAGCGCACCTTCATCGGTGAGTCGGGCGCGGATGGTGACATCGTCAAGGGCTTCAAGCGACAGTTTGGTCGTCTCGATCTGCCCAACGATCCTGAGTCCGTCTTGGGCTGGATTGTTGGTAAGGCACGTGAGTTCAACTTCATCCGCTACGGCTCAGGCTTCCTGATCTCGTCGCTGACTGACGTGGCCAACGTGGCCATGACAAGTGGCTTTGGTGTGTATTCGTACAAGGTCTCCAAGGGTGTAAACCGCACAATTTCCGGAATGTCAAACCCTGAAATCCGGAGGATGGTGCAAGCACTCGAGTTGGTCATGCACAACTCCCGCAACTTCAAGCTGAACTCTGTCGATGACATGCGCCTCATGGCTGGCATTGGCGACTACGGAACCGTGAAGCATCAACTGACCAGCACTACGGATCGTCTGTTCAACGGTATGTCTCAAACCACCTCTTACATGTCTGGCATGTTGTGGTGGAACACCCGTCTGAAGATGGCCGCAATGGTCGAAATGCAACACAATTTCGTAGAGAAAGCCATGATCTATGACCGTCTGCTGAAGGAGGCTTCTGCCGGAGACAAGGCGGCTGAACTGGAGATCGCAAGACTCGCAAGTTTGGGCCTTGGAGCCGACCAGATGCGGGGTGTGCAAGCGATGATCGCGAAGCACGCTCCAGCCAATACTGACGGCCTCTATGAGATGGGTATGTCCCGCTGGCTCAAAGAGGGTGAGGTCGGAAAACGTGCGTATGACGACGTCCTGACCGCTCTGGATCACGTCGCAAGTCGCTCGGTGATGACCCCCAGCAAAGGTGACACACCTTTCCTCATGTCTGATCCGTACTTCAAAATGCTGTTGCAGTTCCAGAC